TGCAATAGGTGGTCAATCGCAGCAACCTGTTCAGGCGTACGTTGTTTCAGGCGATATTACAACCGCACAAAGTCTAGATAGGAATATTGTACAAGGTGCTACAATTGGATAAATGCAAAAATTAATTAAAAACACGTTATATTATTATGAGAATAGTTGAATTAATATTAGACGAAGAACAAGAAGAAAGCGGAATCGAAGCGATATCAATTGTAGAAAGCCCTGCCATAGAATCTGACTTTGTTGCTTTGAAAAATGAAGAGGTAAAACTTGCTGAAGTTGACAAAGATAAAAGAATTTTATTAGGGGCTTTATTGATACCTGACAAACCAATTTACAGGTACAGCGAAGAGGGCGAATACTATATTTTCTTTTCAAAAGATACTGTNTNTAAGGCNTCACANATGTACCTTAGAAATGGGTANCAAAATGCAACTACATTAGAACACGATAAAGTANTAACAGGTTTAACATTGGTTGAATCTTGGATAGTAGAAGACGAGGTTCAAGATAAATCAAGAAAGTACGGTTTAAATGTCCCTGTTGGAACTTGGATGGGTGCTGTAAAAGTAAACAATGAGGAGATTTGGAAAGAGTATGTTAAGACAAATAAAGTTAAGGGTTTTTCTATTGAGGGTTACTTTGCAGATAAAATGGAATCGCCTAAAAAGTCTGTTAAAAAAGATATGGCAAAAGACCAAAGTGATAAAGAGGTGTTAAGTGAAATAATTAAAATACTAAAATCATAAATGAGAAAAACAAACAAGACTTTTATACCAAGTAGGACAAGTCCAAAAGGGGGTTCAAGGGCTTGTCTATGTTGGGACAAAAATACTTACTCTATCAAGTGCTGTGATGGTTCTATGAGGGCGCAGGGTATTGGTGTAATTACAAGAACAGAGTGAAAACGCAAATTTTAAATTAATAATCGTTATATAAGTAATATGAAAAACACAGAAATGTTAAATCAAATTAAAACGCTTCTAAACATTCAGGTAAAACTTGAAGAAATGAAGTTAGAAAATGGTACTTTAATTAGTGCTGAATCTTTTGAAAAAGATAAAGAAATTTTTATTATCACAGATGATGAATCAAAGGAAAAGGTAGCTTTACCTATGGGTGATTATGAGTTAGAAGATGGTAGGGTTTTAGTTATTGAAACAGAGGGTATTATTTCTGATATTAAAGAAAAGATTGAAGAAAAAATAGAAGAAAAAGAAGAAGTAGTTGAAGAAACTGAAGACCTTGAAGAAAAGGAAGAAGAAGTTGTAGAAGAAGAAAAAGAAGAAGTTAAAGAGGAATTTGCAACTAAAGAAGAACTTGGAAAGGTTATAGATATGATTGAAGAAATCAAAGCTATGATTGATGGAAAAGAAGATATGTCTGAAGAAAGTAATGTTTTAAAATCACGTACTGTAAAGGAAGAATTTTCTGAAGAAGTTCCTGAAGAAGTTTCTGAAGAAGTTAAAACTGAATTATCAGAGCCATCAGCAAAACCAATTAAGCACAACCCTGAATCTGAATCAGCTAAAACCAAAGTAAATTTTGGAAAAAGTAAAATGGGTGCAACAGCAATGGAAAGAGTATTAAATAGATTAAATAAATAAAAAATAAACAAAATGAGTAAATTAAACAAAGTAAGTTTAGCAACTGCAACTAGCATCACTACAACGTATGCAGGAGAATTTGCAGGCGAGTACATCGCAGCAGCATTATTGAGTGCGTCTACTATTGATGATGGTGGATTAACTGTAAAGGCAAACATTGCTTTTAAAGAAGTAATCAAGAAATTAGCAACAGGTGCTTTAGTAACAGCAGCAGGATGTGATTTCGTACCAAACAGTTCTGTAACATTAACTGAAAGAATAATTCAGCCTGTTGAATTACAAGTAAACCTACAATTGTGCAAGTATGACTTCGTAAACGATTGGGAAGCACAGCAAATGGGATATGGTTTGGGTCAAACTTTACCACCTAAATTTTCTGACTTTATGATTGCACACGTTGCATCAGAAGTAGCACAAAATACTGAATTTAACATTTGGCAAGGAGATACAGCAGCAGCTTCTAATAATTCATTTGATGGATTTGAAAAAATAATCGCAGCAGCAGTAGTAGCAGGGGACATTCCTGCAGCACAGGCAATTGGTGGTGGTGTAGCTTTAACAGCAGCAAACATCATAGAAAAATTATCAGACGTAGTTGATGCAATTCCTGCACAATTATATGGTAAAGAAGATTTATTTATCTATATCGGTTCAGCAGCAGCTAAATTTTACGTTCAAGCATTAGGCGGATTTGCAGCAAACGGGTTAGGCGCTAATGGTGTTCAAGGAATGGGAACTCAATGGTGGAACAACGGTTCACTTACTGTGAATGGTGTTAAAATCTTTGTAGCTCCGGGATTATCTCCTAACAAAATGTATGCAGCACAACGTTCAAACTTATACTTTGGAACGGGAATCTTAAATGATTCAAATGTCGTTAAGGTTTTAGATATGGCAGATTTGGATGCATCTAACAATGTTAGATTTGTAATGAGGTTTACTTCAGCAGTACAATTCGGAATCGCTGAAGACATAGTATCTTATACTTAAAATTAATAATTAATCAATATAAAAGGGGTGGGTTCTGCCTATCCCTTTTTTTTATAAAACAAAAAACATATGGCTTGTACATTAACAACGGGTAGAAAAGTACCCTGCAAAAGTGCCTTTGGAGGAATAAAGACCGTACTATTCGCAGACTTTGGAACGATTGCAAGTATTGCAGTAGATTCAACAACAAAAGAGGCGACTATTACAAACGGTTCGCCTGCTCCAACTTGGTACGAATATGACGTAAAAGGAAATAGTAGCCTTGAAACATCTGTTACCTCGTCAAGAGAAAATGGAACGACATTCTACACACAAACTTTGAATTTAACATTAACGTATTTAGACGCTAAAACTCAAGCAGAATTGCAAACACTTGCAGTTTCAAGACCTTACGCAGTAGTAGTAGATTACTACGGAAACAGCTTTCTTTGTGGACTAGAAAACGGAATGGAAGTTACAGGCGGTACGGTTGTGACAGGAGCAGCAGCAGGAGACCTTTCAGGCTTCACTTTGACATTTGAGGGAATGGAAGAAACTGCACCTTATTTCTTAGACGCAGCAGTAACGGCAGATGTATTACAAATTGACCCAACAGGGGTATAATAACAATTTTATTTAGTTAGAAAATCAGCATCCTTTTTAGGGTGCTTTTTTTTTGCTTTAGTCATTTTACAAATAGCTTGTTTTTTTTCGTTATATATGTAATGATTATACTTACTACATCAGCAGCAGCACAAACACTATCAGTAATACCAAGAGAATACCCTGAATCATTTACTATGACTGTCAGGGATGACAACACGAATGTTACCAAGCAGTATGACATAACAAGTTCGTCAATCTCAAATAATTATTTAACATTTGATAATATATTTAATCCTATATTAGTTGAAAATCGTTTCTTTGATTTAAGACTTTATATTGATTACAATTTTTGGAATACAAATTATAGTTTTTGGAATTTATACGAAGTTAAATGGGACACAAATGATGGTCAAATTATAGATATTTATAATGATAAAATTTTCTGTACAGACCAAGATGTTGACCAATTAAATCAAAACGATTACTATAAAATAAATAAAGACCAATATACTTTTTACAATGGTTCTGATAATACTTATACAGTAAGATGAAAAAACAATTAAGAAACAGCAAGGGTCAATATTCAAGAGCCTCAAAGACTTCAGAATTTGGATTTGTTAATTTAGCGACATACACAAGCCCTGAAATTAAAGAGGTTAACGGTGGCGACTATATTGAATACGGTGAAGATAACAACTACTTTCAGTTCCTTATAGACCGTTACAATGGTAGCCCAACAAACAATGCAGCAATTAATGGTATCAGTCAAGCAATTTATGGAAAAGGTTTAAATGCTACCGATTCAAATAAAAAGCCTGACCAATACGCTCAAATGGTTTCATTATTTAAAAAAGATGTAGTAAGAAAACTTTGCTATGACTTAAAATTAATGGGTCAATGCGCTATTCAAGTAATTTATTCTAAAGACAGAAGTAGAATTGCTCAAGTTGAGCATATGCCTATTGAAACTTTAAGGGCAGAAAAGTGCAATGAAGATGGAGACATACCCGCTTATTATTATTTTAAAGATTGGGCTAATATTAAAAGAAGCGACAATCCTTTACGGATTCCTGCATACGGAATGTCTAAAGAAAACATTGAGATATATTATGTAAAGCCTTACAAAGCAGGGTTTTACTACTATTCTCCTGTGGACTATCAAGGTGGTTTACAATACTGTGAGTTAGAGGAAGAAGTTTCTAATTTTCACTTGAACAATATAATGAATGGTCTTGCGCCGAGTATGCTCATCAACTTCAATAACGGAACTCCAAATCAAGAAGAAAGACAAGCTATTGAAACCAAGATAGCACAGAAATTTAGCGGAAGTTCTAATGCAGGTAAATTCATACTCGCTTTTAATGATAACAAAGAAAGTCAGGCAGAAATCACACCTGTTCAATTAAGTGATGCGCATTCACAATATCAATTCCTTTCAGAAGAAAGCACTAAGAAAATAATGGTTGCCCACCGTATTGTATCGCCTATGCTTTTAGGTATAAAAGACAGCAGCGGATTGGGAAACAATGCAGAAGAAATTAAAACAGCTTCTTTATTAATGGATAACACCGTTATAAGGCCGTTTCAGGAACTTTTAATAGATTCCTTTGATAATATACTATCATATAATGATATTAGCTTAAACCTATACTTTACAACCTTACAGCCTTTAGAATTTACAGAAGTAGATACACAAATACAAGACAAAGAAGATATTGAGGAAGAAACAGGCGTAGAAATGAATAAGTTTAGTCTAAAAAAAATAGATGGGTTTGATGCTTATAAGACTATTGAGGAAGCAGAGGCAAAGGCTAAAGAACAAGGTTGCGAGGGCTACCACGAACATATTGATGGAAACGAAGTTTTTTATATGCCTTGTAAATCACACGAAGAAAATAACAACCTAACAGATAAGATGGCAGGCGATATTTTAAATAATATCAAGTCTGAAAAAATAAGTGATGAATATGAATTGGTTGATACCCGCGAAGTTTCTGATAAAAACGAAAGCGTTGAAGATTGGGCAAAGTCTAAAATTAAAAATAAATTATCTAAAATACAGAAACTTGCAGATTTTATTAAATCTAATCCAAACGGAAAAAGCACTTTAGATAAATCATTTTATAAGATTCGTTACACCTATCAAGAAAAAGTTTCTTCAGATAAAAGCAGGGATTTTTGCAAAACTATGATGGGGCGAACTTCAAAGGGGGTTGTTTATAGAAAAGAAGATATTGATGCAGCAAGTTTTCAGGGCGTAAATAACAACTTTGGGCATAAGGGAGAAAATTATTCACTCTTTAAATTTAAGGGCGGAATTTACTGTGGACATTATTGGCGAGAGGAACTTTATAGAATGAAGTCTAAAACTGAAAAGTATATTTCAAGAGGTAAAGAAGTTGATTCAATACCTAATAAATTTCAACCTAAAGGCAAGCAATATGAAGACGCAAAAATAGCACCAATTAATATGCCTGATAGAGGCGCATACCCAAATAAATAAAAAATGGCGACAGTATTATTTATAAATAGACAAGACTTAGTTAGAAACTCCATCATTGATGGTAATGTTGATACGGATAAGTACGTGATGTTCATTAAATTAGCGCAGGAAATACATATCCAAAACTATATGGGAACAGAAATGTATAATGCTTTATCGGCTGCAATACCTGATATTGACACCCCTGCAAATGCAAGGTGGAAAACTTTGCTTGATGACTACATAGTTTCAATGCTTATTTGGTTTTCACAGGTTGATTATATTCCTTTCGCAAGTTATCAAATACGTAATGGCGGAATGATGAAACATCGTTCTGAAAATTCTGAAACAGTAAGCAAAAACGAAGTTGATTATTTAGTTGAAAAAGCACGTACAAATGCAGAATGGTATTCAAGAAGATTTATTGACTTTATGGCTTTTAATCAAACGACATACCCTGAATATACGAGCAATACAAACAACGATATTTACCCAAGTACTGACGCAACTTTTAACGGATGGGTATTATGATTTATAAACCTAAAGAAAAGAATATTGAGAAACTTAAAACTTTCTTAAAAAAAGTAGAAAAAAATAAAACAAAAAAATCAAAGAATGGCAACTCTATTTAATACAAAAATATCCAATACTTATCAGGGTTTATTAAAAACCGTTGATAATGCAGCGATTTCAGCAACGTTAAGGGAACTTTCGGATGGTTCAGGTAATCAAACAGGTCTTTACTTAAATACAGCAGGGGACTTTAAAGTTACAAGCGTATTAGAATGGGGGTCATTAAAAGATACAGGCACAGGGGTTACTATAACTCGTTACGTGACTTCTACTGATGGTTTAGAAAATTTTGATAATAATACATCACTACCAACAAGTGCAGCGGTTAAATTATACGTAGACACTAAATTTGCTACATCGGACACTTTACAAGAGGTTTTAAGTTTTGGGAACACAACAAGTGGAAACGATATTGTAGTTTCTTTAAATGACGATATTACGTTTACCGATTCAAGTAAAGCATTATTTGGAAACAGTCAAGATTTAGAAATTAGCCACAATGGAACGGATAGTTTTGTTACTGATTTAGGGACAGGCGATTTAAGATTAAGAAGCGATAATTCTATAAAGATTCAAGCCTCAACAGGTGGTAATAATTTAGCTACATTCACAAAAGGTGCAGGCGTAGATTTATATTTTAATAACGTAAAGAAATTAGAAACTACAAATATAGGTATTTCTGTTACAGGTATAATTTCAAATTTAACAAATCCAATTTCTGCACAAGATGCTGCTACAAAATCTTATGTAGATGCTTTAGATGCAGGAAGTGATTTAGATATAACAGATGGCACAACTACAGGAGCAGTAAACTTAAACACTCAAACGTTAAGCATTTTAGGAACTACTAATGAAATAGAAACGGTAGTAAGTGGGCAAGGCGTAACGATAGGTTTACCAAGTTCAATAAGTACTGATTTAGTTGGTAATGTTACAGGAAACTTAACAGGGAATGTAGCAGGCGATTTAACAGGAAATGTAACTTCAACTTCTGTTCTTGCTAATGGAGTTACAGCAACAACTCAAGCATCAACTGATAGTTCTACAAAAGTAGCTACAACAGCATATGTAAAAGGTTTGGATAATGCTTCAGATTTAGATTTTAGCGGAGATTCAGGTACAGGCGATGTAAACCTTAACGCTCAAACTTTTGCAAT